AAGTGACCGCAAATCTCGTGGATGGGATGTGCACCATGACGTGCCCGAGCAACTTCGTCATCCTCACCGCCAGCCCCGGCCGCGGCTACACGTACCACTGCCCGCACTGCAACGACATGACCGGCATCGCCATACCCCTCGTAATCCTCAGCGACGACGGCGTCACCGACTACGAGATCTACCAAGAGTGCATGACCTGCCACCGACCGGGTGAGGCTGATGTGGGACCTGCAGAGCATCGACCGTGAACTCCACGAGATCCACTCCTACCTCCGCGACTACCCCGTCAGCAGTGAGAACCGCAGGGCGTTAGAAGCACGAGTCCAGCTGCTCGAGGCCCGCCGGCTCAGGATGGCCGTGACAGACCGGAGAGGTAACTGATGCTCATCGCGATCCTTGTCGTGCTCGTGCTCAACCTGCTCGCGCTCATCGCCGTACACGGGTCGGTCATCAAGCTCGCGGAGACACTGCAGCCACGGTCCAACATCATCCGCGCAACCGAGAGGCAGCCATGACCGAGCACGAGTTCATCGAGTCGATCCAGATCCTCGATGACGACGTGCTCATCAACGGCAAGTCATTCCCGTACCACGTCGCTCAAGAGGCGAGGAACGGGATCGAGATCCAGGTGCAGGAGGACGACTGGGTCATCGCATACATACCGGTCTTGTTCAACGCCGTGGGCGGCGCCGAATTCAACGCCATGTTCTATGCCGGCAAGGTGCATGTGCCCGGTCTGAAAGCGACGTCAGCCAGGAACCTCGAGACGAGGTGACGGCATGGCAGCAGGACACGACACCACGCCGGGCCACGACCAACTTCACCAGTACTGGACCCGCGGCCCGGGCCTAGCGAAGTGGGCTAGCAGCCCACATCCTTGGACAACGCTCTACGGACACCTAATCAAATACATGTCGCCCGCAATGGCCAAGCGCGCAGCATCCGCCTGGGTCTACGAAGTGTTCGGTATGCACACCGGTAGCGATGCCTACCGGGTAGCGCACGGCGGCAAGATGCGCGGGCGCCGGATCGGTCCCGGGTAATGACCTGGCAACGCAACGGCAACAGCCGACGCCGCAACGAACTACCCGCCAACTGGTACTCCCAACTCAGGCCAGCAGTCATCCGCAGAGACAAACGCTGCGTCCAATGCGGACGACCAGGCAACCAAGTCGACCACATAGGCGACAAGCACGACCACAGACTCACGAACCTCAGACTCCTCTGCCTGCCCTGCCACACCCGGCACACCCAACAGCAGTCAGCAGAAGCACGAAGACAACGGGGCCGCACCCGGCCACCCGAACAACACCCAGGACTCACAACCTGACGCGTGACGCGAACACCAGACCGCTCCCAAACCCCTGGCATAGGCACCCGGGCAGGGGGACCACCCCATACCGGTGGTCCCCCTGCCCGCTTGTGATAGCAGGAGAGCGGCTGTACGGGTTGGGAAGTCCACGAACGGCTCGGCCTTGGTGGCCGGGCACCTTGGCCCTGGAGGTCGCAGATGGCAACTATCAACCTCTTTCGCGACGGGGATGGCGAGGTCCATGCCATCGTCACCGGTCTCGATCCTGTTGAGGACGAGCACGGCCGAGACGACCTTGAGCGTCTTGCTCAGGCGTTGCGTAAGGCTGAGACTGTCATCGCGATTTCGAGCGATTATGAAGTGCGTTGGGTCAGCTGATGCCCGGTCCTGTTCCTAAGCGGAGTTCTGAGCGTCGTCGGCGGAACAAGTCGAACCAGGTCGAGTCAGTGGAGTTCGGTGGGCGCGTACAGCAGCCGCCTGCGAGTGATTCGTGGCATGAGATCGCTCGTGAGTGGTACAAGTCGTTGGCCGATTCGGGGCAGGCGCAGTTCTATGAGCCGTCGGATTGGCAGACGGCCCGGTATATCGCTGAGGCGATGACGCGAAACTTGAACAATGGTCGGTTCTCGGCTCAGTTGTTCGCCGCGGTGATGTCGGGCATGTCTGAACTGTTGACGACCGAGGGTGCACGTCGTCGTGTGCGGTTGGAGATCGAGCGCGACGACGACGAGGAGTCAGAGCCTGTCGCCGACATGGACGATTACCGCAAGCGCTTGCAGAGTGGCTGATGCTGGATGTCGAGCCGGTGGTCGTTGGCCCTACGTGGCGGCGGCTGCCGGATGGGTCGTTTGATCTCCCCGAGCGAACGCTGGCGTGGCAGATCATCCCGTGGTGCTGGGAGTACCTGAAGCAGCCTGATGGGCCACAGGCGGATGAGCCGTGGCAGTTCACGAACGAGCAGGCCCGCTTCCTCGCGTGGTGGTACGCGGTGGATGAGCGTGGGCGGTTCGCGTATCGACGCGGCGTGCTCCGGCGGATGAAAGGCTGGGGTAAGGATCCGCTGGGCGCGGTGATCTGCGCCGTGGAGTTCGTGGGGCCGTGCCGGTTCGATGGTTGGGATGCTTCTGGGGAGCCGGTGGCGGTTCCGCATTTGGCGTCGTTCGTGTCGACTGCTGCTGTGTCGAAGGAGCAGACGCAGAACACGATGACGCTGTTTCCGGGCTTGTTCACGGATGACTGCATTCGCGAGCATTCGATCGATCTCGGCAAGGAGATCATCTACGCGGACCGTGGTCGCCGGCGGATCAAGGCGGTGACGAGTTCGCCTCGCGCGCTAGAGGGTAACCGCGCGTCGTTCACGTTGATGAACGAGACGCAGCACTGGATCTCGTCCAACGAGGGCCACGAGATGGCGAAGGTGATTCGCCGGAACTTAGGCAAGTCGCGGGATGGTTCCGCGCGGGCGTTGGCGATCACTAACGCGCATCAGCCGGGTGAGGATTCAGTCGGTGAGCAGGATTGGGACGGGCACCTGGCGGTCCAGGAGGGCCGTTACCGGGAGTCCGGCGTGCTGTACGACTCGATCGAGGCCCCGTTCGACACGAAGATGGAAGACCGGGAACGTCTCGCTGCTGGGCTTCGTGCAGCGCGGGGCGATTCGGTCTGGCTGGACGTTGAGCGACTGATTGATGAGATCTACGACTACAACACGACCCGTAGCGAGTCGCGCCGGTTCTACCTGAATCAGGTTGTGGCCGCTGAGGACGCGTATTTCGATCCGCTGCAGGTGAAGGCGGCGATGGTTGACGCTCCCCCGTTCGCGGATGGTGAGCGGGTCGTGATGTTCGGTGATGGGTCGAAGTCGGACGACGCGACCGGCCTCGTATTGGTGCGTGTGTCGGATGGTGTGGCGTGCGTGCATCACGTGCAACAGCCGAAGGCCGGCGAGATCGTGAACCGCGAAGCCGTGGATTACGCAGTGCGGGACGCGATGGACCGATTCCGCGTGAAGGCGTTCTGGTTCGACCCCTCGCACACGAAGGACAGTGACGCTGAGGGCGATAGCCGGTTCTGGTGGCCGTTGGTAGACGACTGGTCGCAGCGGTATGGGAAGAAGCTCTCGTTTCACCCGACGAAGTCTGGACTGAAGCGGCACGCGGTCGCGTTCGACATGAGCACACGCTTGAGCCAGTCGATGATCGTCCCGGCGTATGAGCAGCTGGCGTCGGATATCGAGAACGGCGAGTTCAAGTTTCTGCGGTCGGACTGGCTGCTGAATCACTTGGTGAACGCGAAGCGGCGACCGGGCGGGTTCGGGATATCGATGGGTAAGGACAACCGGGAGTCGAAGAAGAAGATCGACTTGGCGGTGTGCGCGGCCGGCGCGCGGATGTTGTGGCGGCTCGTGAAGTTGAACGACAGGACAGGCACCCCGGGTCGGGGTCGCGTGATTGTGATGGCTGACTGAGGGAGGTCGCAAGTGGCAGTGCCGTACTTCCCCAACCAGTCGATCCCTACGCTTCCCAATCTGCACCTCTCTGAGGATGACCAGGGGAAGATCGCGCGGTTGATGCGGATCCATGCTGAGCGACGTCAGGTCATGGAGCTGAAGCGGTCGCTGTACCTCGGTACGTACTCAGTGGCTAACTTGAAGATCGCCGTTCCTGATGAGGTCGCGACCAAGTTGAACACGCTTGTCGGATGGTCGCGTATCGCGGTGGATCCGTATGTCGAACGGACCCGACTCGACGGCTTCCGCCTGCCGAACGACACGGATGAAAACCCGGATCTGATGCGTCTGTGGACCGTGAATGGGATGCATTCGCAGATGAGCATGGGCATCAAGGATGCGCTGTCGATGGGTTCGTCGTGGCTCATGGCTGACGGTCCGCTGAAACCGGGTGAGCGCGCGCGGCTTGCTGTCGAGTCGCCGTTGAACGTGACGGCTGGCTGGGATTCCCGAGGCACGACTCCTGTGGTCGCATGGCAGAACTACTGGGCTGAGGATCATTGGGCCGCGGCCTGGTACAAGAACGGTCTGACGACGCATCTGGCACAGAACGATAAGGGCGAGTGGGAGATCGTTGATACAACGCGTCATCCGTGGTTCGACGGGATTCCGTTGCGGCGGATGACGAATCAGCCGTCGACGGATGATCGGTCCGGCGAGTCCGAGATCATCCCGGCGCTTGAGTCTGTGATTGCAGCGGCCTGCCGAACGCTTCTGGCGCTCGAGGTCGCGCGCGAGTTCTACTCCGTCCCGCAGAAGGTTCTACTAGGCGCGTCGGAATCGGCGTTCCAGGACACGGACGGTAACGCGAAGTCGGCGTGGGCTACGAGTATTTCCCACCTCCTCGGCTTGGAACGGGATGAAGAAGGCAACCTGCCGGAGATCTTCCAGTTCAAGGCATACGACCCTTCCGTATTCACGAAGCTGATAGAGATGTACGCGTCTCAGGCCGCCGGTATTCTCGGCTGTCCGCCACAAGACCTCGGCTTGTACACGCAGGGCAACCCCGTGTCGGCAGAGGCTCAGCAAGTCTCTGAGAACCGCCGCGATCGGCGCGCGTGGCATCAGATGAACGCCTGGTGGGGGCCACCGATCATCGAGATCATGCAGATCGCGCTGCGTTTCGAGAACAAGGGCAAACTTCCAGACGGTGCCGATCAGATGGAGATCGACTGGTGCCGACCTGAGATTCGAAACGACACCGCGACCGCGGATGCAGTGACGAAGTACGTCAGCCAGGGCATCTGGGTCAAGGATTCCGACGTGACTCTGGCGAAGTCCGGGCTGTCGGCTCTCGAGCGTCAGCGGATGAACGAGGACCGCGAAGTCAGTGATTCGATGGCCAAACTGGATCAGATCGTTGATGGTTTGGTCGCTCCGGAGAAGCCTGCGGTCCCGAAGCCGTCGCCGGAGTTGTTCAGTGGCAACGGCGGCTGAGCGGCATCAGGGGCGGCAGGAGGCCCTTATCCGGCTGCTGTTGAACGCGCTCGCGAAGGCGTTCGGTCTAGTCGACGTGACGGATAAGAAGTCCATGTCGCAACTGGCTGAGGTCGTGGCTGCGCTGGTGCAGCGATTCTCCGGGACTTCCAGCGCGATCAGTACGACGTACTACACGCAGGAACGTCAGGCGCATTCCGTGCAGGGCGTCTACCGGCCTCAGGTCGTTGCTGCGCCCGATGTGCGGCGTGAGGTCGAGCAGGCTTTCAGCGGGCGGACGCTGACCAACCCGGACGAATTGACTCGCGCGGTATCCGAGGTTGAGACGATCGCGGGTGACGCAGTGTCGGATGTGTCGGTGGAGACCTTGTTTCAGGCGATCCACGACGACCCGGAGGCGAAGGGCTGGGCGCGGATCCCTGAGGCGGATGCCTGTTACTTCTGCGCGATGCTCGCTTCCCGCGGCGCGGTGTATTCGAAGGATTCGTTCGTCGCGTCGAACGGGAAGTTCACCGGTAAGGGGAAGTTCAAGGTCCACGACAACTGCCGGTGCAATGTGGAGCCCGCGTTCGGTGAGTACGAGATGACGGCGCAGGCTCGCGCGGCAAAGAAGTTATGGACCGCAGTCTCCGATGACGGGTTCCACGGTCCGGCCGCGGTGAAGGAGTTCCGCCGGCGCTACGAGAAGCGAGCGGACGGTCCCACGTTCGAGGGCACCCCCCGCGGGAACAAGAAGGTCTCTCCTGATGAGCCCGTGCGGGCGTCGGAGATCACCCCCGACCGCGCTGAGGCCGTTCTGACCGCGCTTGAAAAGTCGCTCGACATTCAACGGCGCAAGAACAAGAACGGCAAGTTGGACGACTCGATCAAGAAGACCGAGGAACGCATCGCGGCGTTGCGCGCTGCATAGATTTCCCCGCGTGACGCGGGGCGAAACACACAACCCTGGCCCTGGAGGTCACCCTAGTCATGCCTGAAGCTGACGCACCAACGCAAGAACCGGTAGTGCAGGAGCCCGCAGCTGCGACCCCTGAGCCGCCGAAGCAACCCGAACCGCTGCATGAGAACCCCACGATCGCCAAAGCCCTTGAGGGGCTGTCTGAGGCGGACCGCGAGACCCTTCTCACTACTGGCGGTAAGAACACGATCGCCGCGCTGCGAGACGAGATCAAGTCGCTGAAGGCGAATCACGCCAAGGAACTCGACAGTGCTCGCTCGGAGATCGTGCAGCAGATCGGCAAGTCCGTTGGACTAGTCGAAGACGAATCCAAGGACCCGGAGAAGATATCCGAGGAACTAGCGGCCGAGAGGTTCGCTGCCCAACGCGCGCGGGTTGAACTCGCGGTCTACAAGACGGCATCGGCAGTCAACGGCGACCCCGCCGCACTGCTGGACTCTAACGGCTTCCTGGCGAAGCTCGAAACAATCGACCCCGCCGATGAGGAGGCCGTCAAGGCCGCCATCGCTGAAGCGGTCGAACGGAACCCACGGCTTGGCGCCGAGGCCGTTCCGCAACTACCCCCGCCCAACCCCGCATTCGGGACCAGTGGCGGCGGTGCGCCCGATCTCGCGTCGCAGATCGACATGGCGCAGAAGTCCGGCAATACGACAGAGGTCATCCGGCTTCAGAACCTGAAACTTCCGGCTGCGAAGCCGTAACATTAGGAGCAATCAATGAGCGCAATCACTGGTCTCGGGACCACCTACAACCTGCCCAACTACACGGGCATCCTTCACCAACTGACCCCCGCGGATACCCCGGTGTTCTCCGCCGTCGGTGGCCTTAACGGCGGTGGCCAAGTCACGTCGACGGAGATCGAGTGGCAGGGTTTCGACCTTCGCGAGGCGGGCCAGAACACTCGGCTTGAAGGTGCAGATGCGCCCGACGCCGAGGAACGCGTCCGGTCGAACTTCAGCAACATCACGCAGATCCACCAGGAGCAGGTCTCGGTGTCCTACACCAAGCTTGCCGCGTTTGGCCAGAAGTCGGGCATCAACAACGCAGCGCAGAACCCGGTCACCAACGAGTCGGACTGGCAGATCACGCAGATGCTCAAGCAGATGGTGCGTGATGTGGAGTACTCGTTCATTCTGGGCGTGTACAACAAGCCGTCGGACAACACGACCGCTCGCAAGACTCGGGGTCTCATGCAGGCCATCACGTCGAACCGCAGCACCGTCGGCACCGTAGTGGAGGGTCTGTCGGCGGCAACCGACACGATCACCGAGACCGCCACTGCTCGTTCGAACGGCGATGCGATCCGGTTCACCGACGTCGGCGCTTCGACCGCGATCAACACCAACCAGGTGTATTACGTAGTCAGCAAGTCCACGAACGCGTTCAAGGTGTCCGCCACCAAGGGTGGCTCCGCGATCACGATCGGCACCGCGACCGTCGATGTAATGGCGCCGTCGTCCAGTGACCTGACCACGGACGATATCGGTGACGTTCTTCAGCTGGCCTACGACAACGGCGGCCTGTCGGAGTCGAGCGCTGGGACGCTGGTGGTGAACTCGGCGCAGAAGCGCGCCATCACCAAGGCTTATGCGTCGGACTACGGCAAGTTCCAGGAGACCAGCCGCACCGTTGGCGGCGTAGCCGTCGACTCGATCGTGACCGACTTCGGCACGCTCAATGTGATGCTCGATCGGTTCGTCCCGCAGGACACCATCATCGTCGCGTCGCTCGAGCAGCTGCAGCCGGTGTACCTCGAGGTCCCCGGCAAGGGCCACTTCTTCGCTGAACCGCTGGCGAAGACCGGCGCGTCGGACAAGGTTCAGCTGTACGGCGAGGTCGGCCTCGCTTACGGCAACGAGAAGGCGCACGCAGTTCTCACGGGCCTGAAGTCCTGACAAATGGCGCTAGCGACTCCCGCCGACGTCGGCGTGCAGATGATGCGCGACCTCTCCGATCAGGAGACCGCGCTGGCCCTCGCTCTGCTGGACACGGTGGAGCGTCGGTTGGCGCGGCGCGTGTCGGACCTGCTCACGAACGCCGACAAGGCGGCCACGGTGATCGACGTGGAGGCGGCCGCAGTCGCGCGCGTGTTGAAGAACGCTGACGGTTTCCGTTCGGAGTCCGATGGTGACTACAACTTCACGCGTGACGTGCGGGTCGCGTCGGGGTTCTTGTTGATTCTCGATGAGGAATGGCTGGACCTGGGTGTCGGCGGGTCGGGCGCATACTCAATCGACCTCCTGGCCGATTGGACCGCCCCGTGAGCCTGTACGGCTCGCCTCGTCACGAGGTGACGGTGACTCCCCGGATCCGCGGGTTCGACGCTGACGGCGTGGAGACGTGGACTGACGGTCCGTCGTTCAAGTTCCGTTGCAATGTTCAGCCGGTGTCGGAGGAACGTGCGACGGAACTCGGGCAGCAGTCGCAGTCGGTGTATCGCCTGTCCTGCAGGCG